GGGCCGCCAACTGCAATTTTAATATGCGGTGCTCTGCGCTTTAATTCTTGCGCCATCCACTTTGTAGGTTCTTCGCTGATATAGTACATAGAAAACCCTACTACTTGAGGATTCATTTCTATTATTTCTTGTATTGCCTGTTCAAGAATTGGTTCTAATACAGGATGTATGTCTTTCATATAGGTTTCACCTAGCCAGTGCCAACTGGCTGCAGGATCCCATAGTCTAAATGGTAGTTTGTTGTTAGGGATCCAATCTTCTTGATGGGCACGATATGCCTTAACATTAAGATCCATAATAAGAGTTTCATATCCTGCACTCTTGGCTACACCACTTAATCTAGCAAGACTAAATGGCGGCATATAAGGACTCCATTCTGGACATAATACCAATACTAGTTTAGTGTTTCTAGTTTTGTAGTCTACATAAACAGGAGTGAGATTTTTCTGTACTGTTGGTTTTGCATAGGGAGCAATCGCCTTCATCATAGACATATGACGTGCGTCTGCTAGATCTTCTGGCGGCTTTTCGGGGAGGACTACTTCTTTTTTAGCAAGTCCTTGTAGATTAAAATCCAATATAATTCTCCTATCAAATATTTAACAGTTTTAATTTTAACCGTTTTTTTTCTAAACTCCGGTCTGATCTAAACGATACTGAGTTTTTTCCATTAATACTCGATAATTATGATCAAGGATATCTTTGATATCCGTCTGCCATTTAATCCAATGATCATCTGTAAAATCACATAGACGTAGGACTTCTTTCCAAATCATTTCTAATCTTAAATGATCGTCAAGTTCACTGTCATAACTTTCGTCAATCAAAGGACTAAAAGTTTTATATCCTAGCTTTTTTAAATACTGTAAAGAAAATGGTCTTGATGCTAAAATAAAAGGGTGCTTTAGTGCGATTGGTCTAAATGTTTTTTCTGTTAAAAATACAGAATCTCCGGCATCTATAAACGGAAAAAAATCATTATGGTCTTGAAAAAATAAAGTTTCAGTAACTAAACTAAAATAACTATCGCTGTGATAAGTTAAATCTTCAAGTCTTACATCAATTGGATTGTATCGATCGTCTGGTACATTAAGACGTAAGGGAAATATATCTTGATATCTCGTGAACAATTTCCACATTCTTTTGTACTCCGACAGTCCTGATAATCGTTGTATTACATCTAGACCGTATTCAAAAGATGAGTAAGTTTTTTCTAAAAAATTGTCGTCAAGTATTTTATAAAAAATACGTGCTCGATGTTCTCTTAACTGTTTGTTAAGACAGCAAAATAATTTAGATTTTTTTTGAATCAAATATTCAATTTTAGGATGTTTGGTGTCTCGATAAAAAACTGAAAGATTTTCTTTCATTACATTTTCAAAAACACTAATACAAGAAATTTTAATTACAGGTTCTATATTTTGTTCTAGGCAATAGGCTTCATAAGTTTCTTGTCCATTTTGAGCTGAAGTTAGATATACATAGGAAACACTATAATCATTTATCTGTCTAATAATTCGATGAATTTTTCTTATATGATCAAAATAAACTGCTTCGTTTATATTGTCAAATAGAATTATTTTATAACCGTCTTTAATTGCTGCTTTAATAGAATCTGTTATTGGCTCTGTATCCATTTTAGGAAAAGAACAATGAGAATATGTTCCGGCATAAACGTAAAATGTTTCTCGGCCAATGATACCGATTACATCTGTTAGAAATTCAATGTTATGACCAACGGTCTGTTGATCTAAAATTAATTTTTTTTTTGACGAGAATTACCGTAATGTATTACTTCAAAGTTGGCGCCATCAACAGTTTTTAATTTTCGCCAAGGGTCTATTACTATAGAACCTGTAGGGAATACCACGTGATTTACCCATTTGTCCCAATACCCGATAAGGTAAACTTCAGTCCACTCAGGTTTAAGATCTAGATCGTTAGTATGCACATCATAATAATTTACAGTACCGCCTAGTTTTTCAATGTAATGTCCTACCAACAGACTAGGACTTCCATTAGTATAGTGTACTCCCGGCTTGTATGCTTTACCTACTATGGTAATATTTTTGCCGTAGGAAATACATTTTTTAGCAATACGTTCTGATTGTACTTCTCTAGCTGTCATAATAGCATCAAACAAATCATAGCCTAGATCAAGTTTATCTGCTAGATATCTTAATGCTATATTATCTCTAGGATGGCATGCGCCCCCATCACCTAATCCCGCTTTCATGTATGCAGGACCCATAATGCGATACGAACTTTTTGCCAAGGCGTCAGTTACTACATCGACATTGATATTACCATTTGTTTCAGCAACATCTTGTATCATGTTAACTAATGCTAATTTAGTACTGATAAATGTATTATAAAAAATCTTAATTGATTCTGCTTCGTCCCAAGTTCCAACTTCTCGAGCATTAGTTATTAAGGGTTCTAGTTGCGATCTTACTGTGCCAGGTAAAACTGTGCTGATTAAAACAACTAATTGTTTTTTGTTAACATGTTTGTTAACTTCTTGTAAAATATTTTTAACAATAGTGTAATCAAAGTCTTTATTTGGCAAATGGCTTGTTGGCGTTTCTCCCCCGTACATAGGATCGTGCGGAGTTGGTGCTGCAATAAAAATAAAACTACTGTTTTCTACTGCTTCCTTTATTGAAGACATCATAAGAAAAGCAGGTGTCCTAGGCTCAACATCATAGCCCACTACTTGGTAGTGTTCTGCCATTACTTCGGCGCAATCTTGCCCAAGTTTCCCAACGCCAATCATAGCAACTTTAGTCATGTATATTCCTCAAAAAACTATTTATTAAGTTAAAACCAGTCTATCTTTATTTCTTTATCCATTACGACTGGAGAATCGTTTGCGTCCAAATTAAAAGTACGATGTATATCATCCGATGTTGCACAGGCTTTTAACAGTTTAGTAGATCTTACAGCATACTTGTAAGTTTCTTGTGGTATTTCAAATCCCACTTTTTTTAAGTAACTGTAGTATCTTACTGGGGATGGATGGTAATCTTGAAACATTACTCCGTGATTAGGGTGCTCGTAAACATGTCCGTGATCCCAATAACTGTGCATTTCTGTTTGGAATACATTAGGCAAGCATATATCTGTTACTGGTTTATATAAATTTAATATTTTTCCAATGTCTCGTGTTTCATCATTTTGATAGTTCCAAGGAACACTGGTAAGAAAAATATAATCACACGGTAAGCTATCGAGAAAACCTTTAGTTAAACTTACTATATTTAAATCTCTTATAATATATCCTTTTGTATCGGCAAATTTTTTAACAAAACTTTCAGGATAAAATTGTTGAGTATAAATGTTACCCGGAGTTTGCCAGTGGTCATTTAGATATCTATCTTCTCTACAAAAAGTTGTCCACATCACTACAACTAAATCATCTTCTGTATAATTTAATCTAGTGTTACCTTCGGAAACTTTATAAGAAATAAAAGGATTGCCTGCACCAGATTTTCCTAAATTAATAAATTCAGTGTCTGGCATTGTATGTGCAAGAATATCTGCCCAAGTCGGCCAAATATACTTTGTAAAGCTGCATCCGACTGTGATTAATCTTTTGTATTTTTTTAAAGTTATCATAATTGTGTTGTGAATGTTGATTTTGAAAGCAACATATCAAAGTTATATTTACATACAGATCTAGAAAAATCTAAAAATTCTGCTAGTTCAGTTGTGTTTAATTTAGATAGGCGTTCAATTTCATCTACTACAGCTATCATTCGTTTTACATCATCTTCAATGAGATCATATGCTTCATTAATATAAGGATGAAATGTTTTATAACCTATAGATCTAATTGCTTCTAAACTTCTAGGTCTACTTACAATTATAAAAGGATGAAAATTTGCAATTGGTTTAAAAAGCTTTTCACTTAAAAATCTTCCCTTTTCTAGGAAGTCATAATAATTTGTCTCACTTACTACACTAAAATAAGTTTCTTCATAAAATTTAGTAGTGCTTTGTAATAGGTTAACATGGTTAATTTCCATGTCTGTTCTATCTACAAATAACTCTGGCAACGATAAAATTTTATCTTCATTATTTTTTAACAGTTCTAATTCTGTATAGTGATTTCTATGAATATCTAAAATGTCTGTCCAAACTTTATTCCAATCTCTATTGTCATCTGAGCTGGCTAGACTTACATGTCCGTAATCTAATAAATTTCTAGCAGTTAAAAATGCTACCAGAGCAGGACGATGTAGTCTCCATCTTCTGTTTAAGTTTAAAAATTTTTTAGGATAATTTTTTGTTTTAAGTGTATCTGGAAAAACATAACCCATACTAGTTATGTCATTTTTAGTAGAAATTTCAAAAACTCTAGACCATTCAGCTGCAATAGGTTTACAGTTATATTTTTTAGCTACTATATCAATTTCATTTTTTATATCAGCAGATTCACTTAATAATAATATTTGTTCTTCAGGAATTTTAAATTTAATAACAACAAATTTATAAACACCGTCAACAACTGAATGAAATGCTTCATGGCTGTTGTTTAAAATTAACTTAATTCGTCCGCGGCGGATTGAAATTAGTATACTTGAAGGTACTACTTTGTTTAAATGTTCTAGCCCATCGCCGAGCATAAAGTCAACACAAAAATATTGTGCATCGTTAAACTTTCGCAGTTGTGGTAACACAGTTACATCTCTCATAGAAATTTCGCTGTTCCAACCAATGTAAGGAGTATTGTTGTCGTTTATAATAGACATTTAAATCATTTCAAATTTTGGAATAATAATATCAGTACCGCAATGACAATGTTCTTTGCCGCAGATAATTTTTTTAGGGCCAACTGAACTTATGTCCTGTAATATGTGTCCTACCTTGTCACCTTGCCCGCAACTAGCTAAACTGACTTCTCCAGTAGGATTAATAAAAATAGCATCTCCTACATTGCACAGCCAGCCTTTAAAGAAATTTTCTCCGTTAACAATAATTTCATTACTGTTAGTAGCTGATTTAGACTGATCGTCGTATTTGTTAAAACTAACTGCTTTACTTTCTTTGTAAGGTTTAGGTAATGTAAAATTCATTTCTACGTTATGTGTATCAATGAACGTTTTCTTTTCAGGATCTTTATATTGCCAAGGACCTGCATTAACACTCATTTCATCAAATAACGGTGTCCATTCGATAAAGTAGTTAGGCATAACTTCTTTTAAGTGATTGCCGTACTCTACAACTTCCCAGAATCGTTCTTCGTGCATCAACATCTTTGTACAAAGATAGTTTACTTTGTCACAGAGAAAAATATTGTTTTCTTTATATTTTTCTTTGTCAGAAAATTCAACATGGAAACTGGCAACAATATCATCAAACAAATGATAGTGTTTTTCCCACCATGCTAACGGACGACTTAAATTAGTATTAACTGCTAATGTGCAGTCTGGCAATTTTTCTCGTAGCCATTCGCAGATAGGAATGAAATTTTTCCAAGCAGTAGGTTCTCCGCCAGAGAAGAAAAACTTATAATGTTTGTATCCTACTTTTTTATATCTTTCAATAATGATTTCTAAATTTTTAATATAAACATCTAGGTTATCATCATTCCTATGACTGCCGCCCCAATTGCCTGGATTACAGTAACTACATTTAAAATTACAAAAATTATTAACTTGCCATGTAACTGCCAAATACGGCTCAGGGGCTGTAATTGCTATTAACTTTTTGCCCATCTATAAACCTCTTTTAATTCAGGAATTACATCTAAAATACTTTCATTGCGTACACTGTCTAATTCGTCATTGAATTTAATAAACTCTTGTATGCCGCCTTTGTTAGGATCACCGCTTTTTAAATTCTGACTTATCATTTTAAATCCATTACTAATGTGAGGATTGTACGAATATTTGTGAATGTATTCTCTGTAAAGTCTGCCTAGTTTTTCTTTTGAAAATTCAGGAAGAATCATGATATTTGAATACCACGGGCTAGTAGCAAGATTAAATCTAGGTGCGGTGTTTTTATCAATTAACTCATTGTCTATAAGATAGTCAAAGAATTTAGGAAACTGGAACACATTCCATATACTGATTGTTGGTGTTATTTGGAACTGTGCATGTGGTACTAGTGCTTTTAATTCGCGTAAATTTTTCTCAGTTCTTTCCCAGTCAGTGCCTTTGCGAATCAATTCAGCATGATCTCCCATGCCGTCAAGACTGGCCCAAATAATTAGATTAGGGAACTTTTTCCAATACTCAATTAGATCTTTATCTTTAAATTTAAGACTGCTGAAATTTGTCGTGTAACTTAATTCAATAGTTTCATTTACTCCAGTTTCAATCCAGTAATCTAAACATTCATAATGCTCGGGAGTAATGATAATTTCTCCACCGGCAAAGTAAACTTCTACTACATCTTTGAGATACGGTTTGAGTTTAGTCATTAACATTTGATCATCGTTGTTACTGACTACCATTTTAGTCATATTAAAATGCTTGTCTAAAACTTCAACACCTTTATGTTCAATAAATTCCTGTGCCCATAGGCTAGAGCAACTTGGTCCGCAACTACGGCATTTCATATTACATAGATTGCTAAAACGAATATCCATATATTTTAATTTAAATTCGTTTAAGCTGCCATCGTCATTAGTATCTTCCACAATATCAACAAAGTCAAGACCTCTGCGTTTATTATGACTCTGACGCATAGTCCACGTGCCTAATTTTTCAAGATCGTAGCATCGTTGGCATGCTTCAACAGGTTCGTCGTTGAGCATGTTTAGACGCATTTTCTTATAATCATCACTGTTCATCATTTCTAGTACAGATTCGTTTGATTTAATTTCGCCCACTGGCTTATTACTATCAGCTACACAGCACGGCATTACTCTACGATCTGGCCAAGCGTGAAAGTGAATCCACGGCAGTATACAAAAATGTTTTCCATTTTCAACAAGGTCTTTTACGTTTTTCATTCTTACTCCGTTAGATTCATAAGTCTATTTAATTCTGGGAAAGTTTTAATAAAACTCTCACCTCTAATCTTATCAGTTGACAAGACATGCATAAAAAATGTCTTTTTATTTTCGTCCCAAGTATCACTTTCGTCTGCAAATTTAACTGCATCTGTTACGAGGTTGTTTAACAGTATCCATTCAGGGCCGTTAGACGATATAAATTTTTCTGCGTTTTCTTTTGCAGAGGCTTTTAAAATTTTTGGCATACTTTTAGCAGAATAGTAACTAGGATGCACAGCAAGATACAGGCTATGATACCAGTCTTCTAATCTTACAATATTTTTTTCTTTAAGATAATTGTAAAAGTCGCCAATGGTCAAATAATTAAAAATACTGAATACTGTGTTTATTTGAAAATGTACGTAATCTAATTGTCTAAAAGTAAGCAAATTACTTTCCACTTTCCCCCAATCTGTACCGTGACGTAGCCATTCTGCTCGTTCACCGTAATGATCAATTGAGCAACTTAATTCAACACGTTTGAAATGTTTCCACAGATCAAGAATGTCATGATTTTTATATTTGATGTTACTGGCGTTGGTATTATAACGCAGTGTCACATCTGTTCTACCCTTGCGAATCATTTCTTCAAGGATTGTATAATGCTCGTCTGTGATCAATGGTTCGCCGCCAGCAAAGTATGCTAGATCAATATGTTCAATGTGTGTTAAAACTTCATTAAGCAAATCGCCTTTGCCATCGTCAGCATGGATGATTATAGGATGTTTAGGATCAAAATTAGCTCGCTGTTCAGCGGCCCACTGACTGCTAAACTCTGCACCACAGGTACGACATTTAAAGTTACAAATATTACTAAAACGTATGTCGTAATATTTCATCTTGAAGTCAGGCATAGTACCGTCTTCTTGCGTCTGTGGCACTAGTTCATCAAAATCTTTACCCCAGTGTTCTTTACTATAATTTCTAAAACTATGGGGGCCAGCTTCTTCGTGTTTATAACAAAAATTGCAGATCTCGCTCTTTTTCTCATTTAACATATTAAGACGAATAGTTTTCATCTTGTCATTGTTAAAGGCATCTTTTAATGTTGTTTGTTTTGTATTACCAAATGGAGTTGTGTAGTTATTACTACAGCAAGGATAGATGTCACCTTTGGGAGTTACATTTAAGTGCATCCACGGAAACATGCAAAATACTTTGCTCTCATTAAGTAAAAAATCTTTATCTATATTGTTCATTGGCAATTTCGCATAGTTTATAAAAACTTTCCATTTCTGGAAACACTTGTAAAAAGCTAGTGTCTCGTCTACTGTCCATGGCACTAAACCAATTGAAGAAATCTTTACGTCCTTCAATTAGTTTTTCACGAGAATGATTTGTATTCTCCATGTAGTCCACTACACGTTTAAATTTTTCATATTCAACGCTGGTAAATTTGTCACTGGCATTATCATCTACATTGTCTTCCATGAACTTTAAACTGTCTTTCATGTAAGGCATGAATTCTTGTTTAGGTAATAGATTCATGTCATATTGAAGAGGATCTCGAAGATATGGAGTATCGAAACGTACACGATGTTCTTTTTTGTCATCATACCATCCGTACTGTTTGCGCCATTCTAACATTTTTTCTAGTAAGGATTTAAATGTTGTAACACTTAAAATATTAAATGTAATCATAAAAGTAATAGGACTAGTTGTCTTTGTAAGATAAGTGTGAAAGTTTTCTTCCCATACTGTTAAGTCAAGTCCTGTGCGAATATATTCAGCACGAGGTCCCCATGTGTCCATACTAGTAAACAATTTAAAATTTCTAATTTTGTTATTGACTTTAAGTTCTTCTACTTCTGTAGATAATCTATCAACTAACCCGGTCTTAACTCCAAGATTACTATTAACATTAAGTTCTAGCCAAGGCATAGGATCTTTGTTAATCTTGTCAAGTAATCGCCATGTGCTCACGTGCATTAGGGGTTCACCGCCTGTAACTCGCATAATGTTTAATGTCTTACGCAGTTCTGGCCACCAACGCCAAAATGCATCCACATACGGATTATCTTCTTCACGACTGTATAACTTCATCCAATCAATGTCACATCGATGATTCTTAACTGTGGTTACTGGGCCATGTTCTTTAATTTCGTTGAAGAATCTTGTACTATATTTGGGATGACAGTATCCGCATTTAAAATTACATTCGTTACCAAAATTAATCTCGATATATTCAGGATTAATATTTTGATCCCATGCACCTTTAGCTGTTTGTTCGTAGCGTTCTTCTGTAAAAATACTGGCATTACGAATATGGCGATCACTGATATATTCAGGACCCATGGCTTCTATGTTCCAGCAATATTGACAACCGTCAGGCTTCTTACCCTCTAGCATCATCTTGCGTTCTTGTTTTTTGTGATCGGTATTGTGTAACGCACTAGGATTATCAAATACTTCAATTAAAGGGATCTTATGAGGAGCAGGATGATAACAACTGTGTGTTTCACCTGTTTGTAAGTACATAGTCACATGATGCCATTTGGCAAGACAGAATGTAGGACTTACTTCATTCTCTACTTTTATCTTAATTGTTTTGATCTTTTCTTGTTCGTTCATTTAAAATACTTTCTCAGTGCATCTTGCATTTTTTTGTAGTAAACGGAACCGTCTGCATCAAGGTCAGCAATTTCAAGTCCATGAGTTTGTTTAATTTCTTGTCCGTAAAATTTAATTTTTTCTTCTGCATGATCAACAGTTTTATCTGCCCAATGTTCTTTCCAATAATCAGTCAAATATTCAAAATCTCTCACATTGGCATATTCCCAATCAGTGCAGTTAGTCATATAACAACCTTCTCTAGCACCTAGCATACTGTACAAGCCGTTGTCAACATCTCGCCCAACTGAGCACCATGTTATTAATCTGTAGTAGTTTTCCCACCAAACTTGTTTTTTCATATCAGTAACTTTAGCGCCTTGGTCCAGTGACATTTTAACACCTTCACGGAAACCTGCCCGCCATGCTTGGAACGGTGTGGCATTGGTGTAACTTTCGCTGTAGTTTGTATTAAACTGATGATATCTATGATCAAAACAAAACTCTACTAGACCTTTATGATCTGTAGGGTCTGAATTTTCGTGTGTTTTCATATCGTTAACAAACTTACGTGTCCACATCTTAAGGCCACCGTTACCATACATAAGATGATTAACGTGTACTCGTCCTGCCCAACTAAAGACATAGGTATCGTCAAACCCTAGTTCATCTAGGTCAACAACTACTTGAAAAAACTTGCTGTCAACAATATTATCAGCATCAACTGTGATAAAATATTCTGTTTCACTTTTGGCAGCGCAGGCTTTATGTGCGGCGTCGCTGCCTTTAACTCCATGTACACGTTTAGCCCATGGGACTTTTTTTAATAAGTCTGCATAATTTTTTTCTGCATTAGGCTCGTCATAACTTAAGAATACAATGTCTTGATCAATAACTTTAATTTTATTACTCATGCTTTTTCCTTAATTCCGTAATTAGGAAATCTTTTTAATGTTGCTACACTTATCTGAGAAAACTGTTGTTCGTGATCACTTTCAAAACTATAATCTATTTTACCATCAACTATGTTGTCAACATCAATTGTAAAGTATCTATATAGGTAATGAGGATCATCTTTTTTGCAAATATAAAATGTAATAGGCGGCAATACTTCTATTTTTTCTAGTGCTTCTTCATTAAAATATACTGTCCATTTACTGTCATCTATACTGTGTTCAAGAACAACATTATCATCGGTGTGTAAGGTTACTGGCAAGATTTGAAATAAAGGTTTACTATACTCTACTGTATCATTTTCTGAAATTGTGATGCCTTTGCTTAAATTATAAAAATATTCTATATTATATTTTCTAAAATCTTTTTTACCATTAATAAAATCATCTATTAAAAATAGATCAATTTCAAATATTTTATAGTTGTCTTCTTTGACGTTACTTAATGAATGAACAGTACCTTCATTATCGTAATGAACATAAAAAGAATTATATACTGTTCCGGAAGTTAAACGGTCTTTTCTGCTCATAAGTTTTCCAATTTTTTAATTATGTCATCAGTAAGAAATTCATCTTCTACATAATGAAATAGTCCGTGCTGTTGAAAGTTTCCAACTTTTAAATTACCGTCATCACTGAAATAAGAAGATATAGCCGATGTCCATTTGTTAGGAATATTTTTCCAGCCTTGTATTGCTGGTTTCATATGTGTAAAGCTTGGTACTAGTGTATCTTTGGTAGTAAATTGTTCTTCACAGCCCATAAACTTAAGAGCTAATGCTACACTTACATCCATACTGCAAAATGTCTGTGGAGAATTTTTAAGATGTAGCGGGTAAAATTTTCTCCACTGGTCAATAATAATTTCTAACCATTTAAAAAATTCATATGTTCTATCAATCTTTTTAAAATAAAACGCACCAGTGTAAGTGTTAACTAGATTATTAGCAGTAAACGTTTTTCTATAATAATCGTTGTTAATAATATTTCCTCGATAATCTAATACATTCGAAGTAAAAAATAAATCTTTTTGTTCAAGATATTTCCACCAATGATCATTGCTGTTTAGCAATAGCATGTCAGTGTCATAGACAATATTTTCAACAAATGGACTTATGTGTATTACTTTCCATCGATTTTCAATTTTCCAAGATGACCCTTCTGCATCGTCGCCCCAGGGAATTGGCAGTATGTGATCGAACGCATGTCTATACGATTCAGGTACTTCGTTATTAGTGACTAAACATGTTTCACGATATAACTTGTTGTTCTTTTTAATACTTAACGCCAAAGCGTAAGCCTGTCTTACGTAATCAACATTAGAATTTTGTGCTACAAAAATATGACCATTAGACATTGTTAATCTGCCTTAATAAACTATACTTGTTCATTACATGAACATCAACTGTTGATGTCTTAACTGGGGTAAAATCTGAAGAGTATCCTTCTTTCTGAACTAAAAACTTCATTACAGAATCTTCAATTCCAAAAAGAATATCAGAATCTCGTATGTAAAATAGTTTGCCAGGTAATTGATGTGCAAATGTTCCTAGAGTAAATCCATTGAGCATGTGTATAGCAATACTAAATGCATAGTCATTCCTAAAATTAGTACTGTGTATTTGATACACTAACTTATAATAGGTCCAGTTTTCCTTAATATGCTTGACTAGTGCAAACAATAATTTTGTATTTGCTGTTTTCTTAAAGAAGAAAACTGTGGCCCAGTAAAAAGGAATACTGTGCTCACCTATTGTGGTAAATTCAGAAACATCACGCCATTGCGCTAGATCAAACCCTTGTTGATAAATTAAAAAGTCATGAGGTTGATCCCAGCAATAGCTTAATGTTTTTGAATTTACAATATAATCTGAATCAATTACCAGTGTGTTCTCGTATGGAGTAAGATCGAACACACTATAACGTGTACTATTTTTCCAAGGAAGTTTAACACTCTTATTTGCACCGTCGTAAAAGTACTTTGAATTGGCCTGCTCTTCTTGGTCTAACTCTATAATTTTATCAAACACTGAAATATCTAACTTGTCAAAGATAGTTTTATCATCTGTTATGACTGTCACAGGAACTTCTAAAAATTGTGTTACCTTCTTTGCGGCGAACCAAGCCAGTTGTGCGTAATCAATTTCTTGATTATTATAGGCAAACAACACTACTCCGTTGGTCATTTTACTAGAGTCTCCACTGATCTACTGTTCTTAAGTTGTGAGTACTTGGTGTAATACTCATTAATAGAACTTTGATAAATTACTATCAGTGTTTCTAAAAAATTTTTAAGATTTTCAATGCTTATCGGAGTATGATTATCATCAATCAATACCATATCCTCATCATAGCCTAGATCCGTTAGTGTTTTAACAAAATTTATAAGGTCGCGAGTTACAGTAAATGTTCCACCGTTTTGATAATGGATCAAGTTTTGAAGAAATTCTTCTTTGAGTATGTGTTTTTGATTTGACAACGTAGTCATATAATTGGCTACGTCAAAGGCTTTTTGGACGATTGGATCCATGACAACTCCTAGATTTAATAGTTATTATACTATTTTATCTAAAAATTGTCAAGTAAACTGGTGGTCCTAATCCTGTTTGATCGCCAGCATCATTATCGGTGAAAGTTATAGTAAATGCCAACGTGTTAGCAGTAGGTCTGCTTACACCAACCAAATATCGATTTTCAGCATATTGTGTTACGCTAGAAGATTGAGTAAGGATATTACTGGCTGCGGCGCCAATGGTCAATGTTTGAAAACCTACAGCAGATCCTACGCTACCGCCAGCATTAACTCCCCCGGTGATGTTTGTGCTAGATGCTCTAAAGTTAAGAGTACCAAAGCCGCTTAACATATTAGTCCAATCTGTGTCTTTGGTAGTTGCGGCAGCACCTGTTCTAGAAGCAGTAATCTGAATTGATCCGCCAGCGTTAAAGAAACAACGAATATGATCTGCTGCTGGTACTGTAAGACTTCCTGAAGTGTAACCTGCAAATGTCAGGGTGACGGTATGTGTAATGCTAGCCCCTAAAGCTGATGTACCCCAATTTGTACCCCTAGTTGTTGATGTTAAAGATACACCCGAAGTAGTTTGTGCTGCTGCAACCACTGCTCGGTTAGCATTTACACCATTATCTGCAAAGTCTTGGTATTGGAGTCGAATAGCTTCTTGTACCACAGTTGACGGTGTAACATCAAATAAGGTCTGCCATGGGCTTCCAATGGTAGTACTAGCAGTAGAAACTCCAGTGTTAGTTTGATGTACCCTTGCTTTAGTAAGATCGTCCCTTAACTGGTCCCATTGAGTAGAAGTCATTGTAGTACTTTGACTCACTGGGCTACTTGCAATTGGTTGACCATAACCTGTCGTACCAGTGCCAATCCCCATTACTGATGAGATCACAGCCTGGATATTATTATAATCTTGAGCCGTTGCTCTTGTTCCTGATCCTGCCATTTTATGTTCCTTACAATATTATTGCTTCAACTAGTTTTACATCTTCAGAGTCGTTGGTTTCTAAAGCTATAGCAAACGTATCTGGAAAATTGCCGGCTAATATAGCTGTGTTTCTTAAAACATTTCTAGCTGCACCTGCATATCCATTTCCTGCTGCTACTAATTTGTCGCCTTTCTTTACAGATCCAATAACTTTTACAGGAACACGACCTTTAAGAGCTACATAAGTACCACCTTCTAGACCAGCATTCATCATATATGCAGGATTTGCACTCACTGCACCAAATGCTCTGTCACCAAATCTACAGGCTGTAACTTCAGCGTCGCCGCCGACAGTCATTACTGTTCCTACTTCATATTCATCATCAGCTAGATATTTTTCTGCCAAGTCAGCAAACAATGCACTGGTAGCAGTACCTTGGAATAGTACAGCATTAAGGTTTCCAGCACTGTCTCTGCAAGGAACCGTAAACGGTGTTCCACTGCTGGCTGTGTCTATTGCAGTTGATCTGTAATTTGCACCAACCAATAATGTGTTAGCTTGAGTAGCTGTTACTGCTGTAGTAGCTGAAGTTGCATTGCCTAAAAATCCAGCAGCACAAAGTCTGCCTGAAGAATCTCTTACTGCAACTGTGTTAACTGTTCCAACTCCTGCAGAATCAACAGCAGCGGATCTATAGTTTGCTCCAACTTTTAATTCATCTGCTCTTGTAGTTGTTCCAACAAACTCATTAGCATAAACTTTGTTAAAAACTGCGCCAGGAGCTCCGAGATTAGTATTTCCTGCAACGTCTGGAACTAATGCTGGAGCAGTTAGTCCAGTATAAGGTGCTGCTGATGCTTGTGAAGCTGTTATGAATCTAAATTTAGTAAGGTTACTAGGCTGTGTATTATCAGCTAATCTTACGTCAATACCTTGATTTAAAGTTTTTCTTTCAATAATTACATCATTACTTGAAACTTTAACTTCTAAATCATCATCGTTACCTAGAGTATAACCTACGTCACCAAACTTAACATTAATATTTGGTGGACCAATAAAAGAAGTTGTACCTGTGCCTTTTTCAATAAAGTCGTCGGCGGTTCTTGTTTGACCGGCGCTGTTAACTAATCTTCTAGAAGCACTAGCAGTACCCCAAAATGCAATGGAAGGTACTGGGCCACCCGGACTTACGTCTTCAGGCTGTAAGTTAGCCAGTGTAATACCTTTCTTAATTGCAGTGAAAGCGCCTGCGTTTCCTACGTTTAAAATATCTTGGCTAGCTGTGTTGAGTGTATACTCGCTGGACATAGAAATAGTATACGCTACTTTGCCGTCTACAAAGGCAGCAATTACAGCATATGGATTATTAGATGTGTCATATACTTTAATTGATTTTAATTGTGTTGTGCCAACGCCTGATAATCCCTGTGGACCTACTAGTACAAAACTAGTCCCATTGTACACAAACAGCTGATTATTAGCAGTATCAAACCAAAAATCACCAGAACTTAACCCTGTTGGTTCGCTGCTACTGGATTCTGAGCCGCCACTAGTTTTCCATTTAGTAGTGCTCTGATCATAAAATTTAATCTTTTTAGCAGAGCTGTCGTACCACATTTGTCCGTTTATAGGACGCGGAGGAGCACTAGGACCGGCAAAATTTTCTAGCATGTGTACTAGATTTTCATTTTGCGCTTCTCCGTAGCCAGCGTAATTTTTTCCTATAAGCTTAATATCTAACGTACTATCGATAGTTCCGTCTTCAACAACAGCTACAGTAGTTCCGTTATACTTATCTATGGTATATGCCATCTTTTAACCTCTTAATCTTATATATTTATATCTTACTGCATTAGTGCAGATCTACCCACGAGCCCGGAGCAACATAGGCTTGAACTCTATTAGCATCGCTATTGTAAATTAATTCCCCATAATTTAAGAAATTAAACACTCTAGCCGCTAATTGTGCATTTGTATAAGTTGGTAATCTAAAACTAGAACCGCTAATATTACTTGTGCTAGTGTTAGAAATAACAATATCACCGAATAAATTAGTAGTAGGTCGTAGCCCAAATGCAGCACCAGGTGTAACCTGCATCACGTACTGTTCTTGTACGCTGGTATTATCAAATGCACTTATTCGAAGACCGGATCCTCCAGAACGAATAGTAATAGCATTGGTGCCAGAAATAAGATTAAGTGTGCTAGTTCCTGTTACATTCAATGCTGGATTTGTAATATTTCCTGTTACGTTACCTGATACGTTACCTGATAAATTACCGTTAATACCGCCCGATACTGTTAGACTCGTTAGCGTTCCTAAACTAGTAATATTTGGCTGTGCTGGTGTCAGTACATTTCCTGTAAGGTTTCCAGATACACTACCTGTTAGTGATCCAGTTACTGCGCCACTTAAATTACCCACAAACTGTGCCACAGGACCAACAGTACTAATTACTGTTCCGCCCGTGTTTGTTGACAGCATGTTACCTCTTAAATTACCTACAACGTCTACTAAAATTGTGTTAGGCAATGGAAGAGTTTCTAAATATTTCCAACCAATTGATCCGCCAGTATAAATGAATCCAAGTGCGGTATCTTTTTCATTTAAGATAACATCGTCGTCTGCACCTAACAACATATCTAATACTAGTTTGAATGACAGGTCGTTACCATCATACATAGTAAATGCCAGTCCAGGTGCAAAACTGTATGTGCCGCTTACATCAAATCTAAATGCGCTGCCTGTGTCAACAAAGTTAGTTGGTGTAAGTACCGTTGATTCGCCGGTAAATGTAACACCGACAGGAGTTGGATGATCGGTTAAAAAGTTAGGATATGTAACTTTATCAACTGTAACTCGTGTTACGCCCGGAGAAGGGTTAGTTGCAGACACTAATACATAGTCTTTAAACCCACCACTTACGCCGCTTACAGGATCAATTAGTGCTCCGTCAATGGTTATTGTGTCGTTAGTTCTATAAGCATAACCGTGATTATTAGGATCAATATTAATATTAACTTCAGAGTAAATTCCAACTACACTAATGTCTAGATCAATAGTAAGGCCAGCGCCTGAAATAGAATCAGTTGTTGTAGCTAAATTTAATTTTGAAAATGGAACTGTAACGTTCGGTGATACGCCTCTGATGGTCCCAGGGTCATAATCTCTATATCGAATTAATCGTAAATTGTCTGTGTCAAATGCTGAATCAGCATCAACAATTCTTACAGTACTACCAATTGCTCGTAAAGAATCTCTTGGTAGAACAAAATCTCTACCTCCTGTACTTCTTGTTCTAGCTAAAATTCTATCAGAAACAACTAGTTCATAATCGGCTGATTGAGAAATCCAAGGGCGATTAAAATCGTCAACATACTTTTTAGTAACTAATGTATCGTCCGTATCGCCGCCAATAGTAATAACGCCAGAGCCTACAACTTTAGAACCTAGTAAGTCAACTTGTCCTGTGCTAGGAAGAAGCTGTAAGTCGCCTCGAGAATAAATCTTGTCATCTGTAATTGTAAGGTTAGCAGTATGTATAGTTTTAATACCAATAGTTCTTACATTGTTAATGTTGCCTTCTGCTGGCACTGTTCCGCCAGTGGCAGTTACTGCTAATGTTGAACTAGTCTTTGCAGTAACTATATGATAGTTGTTTGTACCAAGATTACCTCCACCACTATCAGCTGTGATATACGATCCAACAACAAACTGAGTAGTAGAACTTAATCCTGTAATATTATAGGTATAAATTTGAGAACCTGTGTCAACTAAATCGCTGACAAATCCGTTGCTCACCGGAGCTGAGGTAATACCAGTAATACCAAAACCTGCCGCTTTTGTAATGCTATTAGCAATTACGTTTGCTGAAAGAACTGTTACATCATTAATTCTGTATTCTTTAGTATCTGCAACATTAAAATGTTCTGAGCTATGCCAAGATCTTTCAGTATAGTTATAAACTAATTCATGATTGATAGGACCGTCTATTAAATTTCCACCTTTTAGAACAATGCCACCAAGGTCGACTAAAGCACTATCAGTATTTCCATCAGCTAAAATTATATTTTTATCTTTTACAATTAAATCATTAGTGGTAATAGATGTTGTTGAACCTGTTACTGTAAGATTGCCGTCAATCCTAGCATCACCACCAACATGCAATGTAGCGGTAGGAACTGTTTTAAACACGCCTAGGTACTGAGAACTTGCATCAATAGAAATAGCATCATATTGTGTGCCTGCATTAAGTGTAGTAATCTTAATGTCTTGGCCATTTCTGTTACTTTGTAATCTAAAAGTAGCAGCATCAACTAAAATAGTATTTTCTTGGTTAACACCTAACTTCAAAGGATTAATATTTTGAATTGACAGTGTACCAAACAGGGTATTATTTTGTGTAGCTAATAACACATCTGCAGGAGAAATTAGTGTGCCGGTTGCAGAAACTAGAGCATCGGCACTAGTAGCTCGTGTATTAAATTTAAATACGTTTAATGGATCATTAAACACGCCCTGTGTAAATCCAGGTTTAATTACACCAGCAAAGTCTCCAATTTGTCCAACTAATGTAAACTGTTCGTGCTTACTAAAGATACCCATGACTTTACCAGCAGACCAAAGTGCTGTAACAGTACGTTGATTACCCTGACTGTCGGAGACTGTTACTACATCAAATCCGCTCTTACCTTGACTGTCTTTCCATATTTTACCAGCAGGATACTGTCCCACGCCTGTATAAAAATATAATTGATTCTCAACGTTATCAATCCAAAAGTCTCCTTGACCTGGAGTAATTGGGGCGGTGTTACTTACTATTGGACCTGCGCCAATTCTAAATACTGTACCGTCGTAGACCTTTAATCTGTTATCGCTAGTGTCGTACCATACTTGACCTACAATTGGATTATTTGGTTCGGTTGTTGAAGCAAAATTTTCTAGTAATTTTACAAAATTTTCATTGATGTATTCGCCGTAGCCAACTACGTTTTTGCCAATCAATGTTAAATCTGTAGCACTGGTGTCTAGGCCATTATCAACAATATCTGCTAATAAGCTTCCATCAGTTTTATTAATCTTATAAGCCATTATATAATCCTACCAGTAAAAATAACATAGTTAATTGCTTGATAAGGGTTCATAATATCAAACGGTTGTCCAACTGCTCCGACAACATCAATATCGCCAGTTGTTGGTAATAATTGAGCGTTTGAAAGAGAGTTGTTAATGTTAGTTGTTATAGCTCCGGTATCTGCAGGAGCTCCAACTGCAAATCGCAAAGCATAATATTGATTACCGGCACTACCAATTAAATCATGGGAGTGTTGCGGTAATTGATTTACAGTTAATGTCTGTTGTCTTGATCCACCTACTATTCCAGGAGCATTGGCTGAAGGTACTCTAGGTACTACTGGTGCACCACCACCACCGTCAATATTTCCTAGCGAAGTAAGTGTCAGTCCTGACAATGACGGGTATGTAACCGGCTGTGGTTGGCAACTGCATATAATAGTTGTAAATCCAGGACTTGGAGTGTTATTAGATATAGAAGTAATAACAACTGGAGCATTGGTAGTTAACAGGCCGTGACCCAATACAACTTTACCCAGCTGGAACGGTCCATTAATTATTAAACTATTCTGAACTACTAACTCTACAGAGATAGCACTGATTGTAGTAATTGCGTTACGTGTTGCAGAAGTTACAGATGTTTCAATATTGACAGTATTATTATTGTCCATATTTTCAACACCTATGGCAAATCGTCCTCTGAGATCAGGTAATGCAAAACTTTGATAACCTTGCAATAAGGACTGAGATTTATAAGTGTACCCGATCGCAGCAAATAATTCAGGATATAAAGACTGGCGTTGTTCACTGCCGTCACACAACAGATACCCTGGTGGAGGTGTTAACCCTGCATAAGGAAACACAGCGCCCGGAGGAACTGTACCTAAATTTTGAAATAGTGTAGTCTTGCTTATTTTTCTTAATGGTGGAGACAAAGACGGTCTGTACACCAAGAAATAATCACTGTTTAAAGAATCAGCAACTGGTTCTTTTGAATTAATAATATCATCGCTGATGGTAGTAACAAATGCGCCACCTGACTGCGGAGTCACTGTTCCTGTAACTGTTGCTGCTGCAATAGTGCCGGCAGTCGCTGTTGTATATTCAAACCAATATCCGTAAGTTATATCTTGTCCAATAGCTGTGATAGATTGATTGGTTATGCTAAACAGTGAATTGCTACAAGAAACACTGATAAACCAGTTTACTTGAAACTGATGATCTACTGCACCTGTGAAAACTCTTGCAGTAAAATTTGATCGTTGTGCTCTAGTAAGTGTTCTAGTAGGTGTAGGTTGACTGCCGTTAAACTGAATTAACGTACTGTTAACATCACCGGTCATTCTAAAAACAGTACTAGCTGCTAATCTTGCTGCAGATCCTGTGATACTACCTGTTACATTACCGGTAAAGCTACCTGTAAAGCTATCACCAAAATAGTTTTTAGCGTAGATATTTCTAAAACGTTTGTTGCCGCTGCCAACAATACTCGAGTCAGCACCAATATCATGTGCTTCGTTTGTTCTAGCATTAATAGCAACACCGCCTAGAGTAGTTCCTACTGTGAGATGTCCTGTAACACTGATATCTCCACCAACATAAGCATTACCAGCCACACCTACTCCGCCAGTAGTTACAATACTACCAGTAATTGTTGATGTTGAATTAGTAGTGTCAGTGGTATAAATTTGTCCGTTTGTTAATAAATTTCCATTAATATCTAAACTAGCTCTTTCGCTCTGATAGGGCGCTGGCATAAAGTCAGGGTTACTTTTGTTAATACCAATTTGACTTAAACCTGTAATTGTAATTACATCTTTAGGTGCATTAAGCAAGTCTGTAGTTCTTAATACAATAGAAGAACCTAGTGCTTTATTTCCTAAAATTGTCTGCTTGTTAGTTGTTGAAATAAGTGTAGTTTCTAACGAGTCACCAATTCTTACACCAGCTGCGTTTCGAATATTAAAAGGAAAGTTAGTAGTACTAGACTGGTCGTTCCTTAAAAAATTTGCAGCAGGAACAGTATCATTACCTACAATTAAGGAGTTAGATTTTTCACTTATTCCCCAAAATTTAACTGAATTAGTACCATCGGTATCAAAGTCTTCTGTAGTTAAATTGACACCTTGTTTTATTTTTTCGAACCCAGTAATAACTGATTTAGGAAAAAATTCGTCTTTGCTAATAATAGCAACACGTAGACCGTTTATGTATAATGTAAGAACAGTTCTTTTAGTATTAGTATCTCTATCATCAATCTCTTCTGATTTGAGACCTGATGCAGTTCCGCCTTTAAACTCAGGGCCAACTAGCACCCATAAAGAACCGTTATATAGATAAAGTTGCTGATTAGTTGTATCAACCCATAAGTCGCCTGTTACACTTTTATCTGATCCCGGAGCAGTATTAGCTTTAATAATATTACCTGCTTCTCTCCAATTTGTACCGTCGAACAATCTTAATTGAGGGCGAGGTGGAGTTGAGTCCGAATCTGTATCGTACCATAATTGTCCAACTATTGGATTAGGAGGAGAATTTTTGTTTGCAAAATTTTCAAGTAGATGTAGGAAATTTTTTCCTACCGGAATAGCAAATTCTGGATAATTTTTTCCTACAAATGTAATACTGGTTGTTTGGTCGAGTGTTTGATCCTCAACTGTAACACCATCTGGGTAAGCTGCTGTATCTGAACGCGGAATATTATAAGCCATTACTGTACCTCATTCAATCCAGTTAAACTCTGTATACGAACTGTATAGTCAATTTGAATAAGTCTATTCAAAGACTTTTGCACAGGGTGGAAAATAACATGTGTAAGCAATCTTGGATTTCCTGTTGTACTGTAACTTACAAGTCCTAGTTCATCAAATACAAACCTACTTTCATTGTCGCTGGTGTTATCAAATGCATCTTGTCCTGCGGGCTCGCCGTAGTCTAATAAGCAAGTTACAAACACGTCAGTGTAGTATTTTCCAGAAACGTGTCTAGTTTCTATTCTGTTTCGTGTAGGGTCTAGATTAGATGAAGATCTATCATTTACAATTTTAGAATATGTTTGATTATACAAACTTGCGTTTGTACCAATTGAGTTTGGAGTGAGGTAGGTGATGATGCCAGTTGGGTCAACTGTAGTACCACCATTTCCAAACGCCATCGAATTTATAAATCCTTGACCAGCATCAGCAATACTTTCTGCTAGCGCAATACTCATATTTTCATAATGAATAGCATTACGCTTATTAACAAAAACTTGTTCTGATACAGGGTCAAAAATCTTTATGTGGCCTTCGATATGAATTCCTGATAGATCTTTACCTTGCATATTAGACTCTTTAAATTATAGACGACCAACTACGATTTCAATAACACCTTCTTCGCCATCAAAATCTTCTAACGCTTTTCCAATAACTGAACCTAGTTTTGGATTTTCAGCGGCTTTGGCTCGACCGTTACCAGCACTGATCATAAGGTCTCCCTTTTTAACTGCGCCGTAAACACCAACAGGAACTCGTCCTTGTAGTGCAACTACTGCGGTATGTTCACCAAGAGTTACAGCACATTCTAACTGGCTGTTCATAATAAATCCTGGGTTAAAGGAAACAACTCCTGCTATTCTTGCAGTATCTTCTGCTGCTATAGTAACTTCGTGAGCGCCACCGAACATAAGAACTATTCCGGGCTCATAGACTGCATCAGCAACGTATTTTTCAGCTAAATCGGCGTAACGACTTGACGTTGCTACTCCCTGAAAAAGACCTGCATTTAAATTTCCATCAGCATCCCTACATGCTATAGTGAATGGTGTACCTGTACTTGCGCTATCAATGCTAGCTTCTCTGTAAAGCTGGCCTACTTTTAATGTATCTGCTTGAGACATAATAAAGACTCCTAATATTTTTATATTTAGTTAAATCAAAAACTACGGTTTTTGTCGTGATAAACTGCTACTTTGATTTCCTTTTAATATTTATCTTGATACTTATTTGGCCAAACTGACGGAGTATCTTTTAAGAAATTAGCCACTGTATTAGTAGATTTAGCTAACCTCTGTCCTAGATCATTCCACAGTCTGCCCTGCTTTTTAACTACTACAACCTTAAGTTCAACTTTTGCACCGTTGGTTAATGTTTTAATAGGTAACGCAGTTAGCTGTAAACGTGTTGTTCCAGTGGTGTTAAATTCTTTAACAACTGTTTGATCACCTTCTGGGCTATAAGGGTATTCAGTATTAAGATACTCTGTGTATTCTGATTTTCGTAGTCGTCTTCCGCCTACGAACACTTCAATTTCGTTAAGTTTTGGTATGTAAGGCAATTCAAGTATACCTTGAGAGTATAATAATGGATCATCAATTGCATTACCGGTTTTAATTACTTCGGTGTCCTTATAAGGAATTGTTTCTGAAGCGCCAATACCTTGGATTATACTGCCTGCTTCGTGGTAAGTTGGAAGTCCTGTTCCCAGTGTTCCGCGACGTAATTGACTTAATTTGTTACCAGTTTTGATAAAATATTCAATTCGTTCTCCGTTAATTTCAATAATTCCGGGTATGTTTTTAGCAGGATTCGGATCATCTAATTTTGAAGAATCAGCAACTGAAATTGTGTTATCTCCTTGATATAGATTTTCTGTTAAAGAAGTAGCTTTGTTTTTGTTAAGTCTCTTATAGTGAACTCTGTTTAATATATCTTTAAACTGCATGTAGCCAAAACTTTCGTGTACTACGGTATTTGTAAAGGCAATAATTTGAACAGCGTCTGTATCTAACAGATAATCTTTTAACCTTATAGTAATGTGATCTTTTTCAAGATAATAATCGATATTGTTACTTAATAACTTATTATTCTTAATTACCCACACAAAATCTCCAGACACCGCAGTTTTACGCAGTCTAAAGTTACCGCCTAGTTTGCCAGCAAGCTCATAGAAGTCTGGAGTACCCGGAGCAACTTGTATGATTGGTACTAGTGTATCAACGGTTCTTTCTACATCTAAAATATTATGATTATAGAAACTAATTACTTCAAATTTAGTTTGATTTGGATATGTATTTTTAAATGTAATTGAATTAGTTGTTGTAGTATAATCTCCAGTGTTATCTATTACTACAACAAAATCTTTGCCTTCCTGGTAGGTAGTCTGATTGAGAATTACTGTAATATTTGGAGGGTTTGCTCGTACAACAAAATTAGCAGTGATTGTGCCGCCAGTACCAGAGCCGCCTGTGATTGCAAACGGACTTGCTGGAGGTGTAACATATACACCTAAACCTACAACAATAACATCTTGTATTTCACCTGTAAATTGATTAATACGTGTAACTTCTAATTTAACAGGCGAACCAGAAATACCTTGGTCGCCTCCAACGGCATCAATAATGTTGCCTACTGCATAACCAGTGCCACCGTTAGGAACAACAGAATCTTTTTCAACTTCATAGGTAAAAATTGTATAGTCTAATTCAACGTTAAAGTCTGGACCTTGTACTAATTCTTTTTCGTCAATATAAACTTTTACATCGTTAGTGTTAATTAAACTAGGATCATATTTGTGATCTTTTAAACTATACGACAGCAGATTGTTAGTCATAGTAAAATAATCTGCTGCTCTAGGAGTAAGGAAATTTTGACCTTGTTTTACTAGCACATTCTGATCATAAGGTTTAGTTGTACCAATTCTGTTTGAAAGATTATAGGTAGACTGGCCTGTTAGATATACTATTTCTTCTGACTTAACAATCGTAGCATTGTTTTCTATGTTGCCAGAATCAATAATATAATTTATTACTGCACCTACTGCCGGCGGCGTAGCAAACTGTATACCAACTCTTGATCTCCAAGATTGATCTATTTTATCTGTGTACTCATCATCAGTACTGAACAGTGAATATTCTGCTGGTTCACCGTTGACCAATACTATAGCGGTAGCAGTTGCAAACCATCCTGCTTTAGTAATAAATTCTTTAGTAACTCCGTCACCTACAAAATAATCAGTATCAAGCATGTCAGACGACACAAATCCAATACTTATAATTGATATTATTTGATTTGTTGAAGGAATTGTTGTAAATTCTATTTTGTTATTTTGATAGTTAATTGTATAATCGTCTTCAATTTTTTTAATTTGATCATCTATTTTAACAATCACTGACGTAGCGTTACCAAAATATTGACCAATTAAATATCCCGTGCTTGCACCGTCAGCTACGTGATTTTTAAACATGATGTTAGGACAGCCGCCGCTAGGTCTATGATATACTTTAACTGATAGTGTATCATTGATCTGCCCAGGAACGAGTTCTTCTGTGCCGCCATTACGTTCTACAGAAACAAAATCATCTCCATCTAATACAATGTCGTCAGGTGCAAGACCAGTTGCACTAGTTAATGCACCATTGGCAAACAATCCGCCTGATAACTGTGTATCGTAGGTGTCTTCGTCCATTGGATAGCTACCATCTGACTCTTGCTTTCTAAATATGATTCGGTCACCGTATTTTCCAGCGTACACCGTAGTTTGAATTTCTCTTAATTGTAGATTTACAGATGTTGGAACGTTGATAATATCAAATGCATTGTTTCCAGTAAATGTTAACATTACAGCATCTGTATTTGTCTGTAAAGGAGTATTATAGTAAGGATCATCAATTCGCACTGGAGTATCGTATTTGTTACCCCAAACATAACCACCTATACCTAGTTGCGGTGTATTTTCTAAAATAATAATAAACTCTTTGCCTGATACAAGTCGTTTAACAGTATGAATACCGTTGCAGTTAGGATCAGGGTCGCTAGGATCGGCTTTTACAATTCCTTCAATGATAATAGTTGCGCCGAGATCTAATTTATGATCTTCTTGTGTTACAATTTTTACTGCGTTAGACTCACTGTTAAACACAGTAATCGAATCAATTAAAGAAACATTAAATCTAGAAACGTAAATGTTTACCTGTTGATTATTTGATGGAACATACGGTAGTCTAAACTCTGTAATTCCAGATTGTGTAACTGTAGAAATGTAATCAGTAAATTTTGGATTATAATTGTCCCACAGACCAACACCCCAAGGAACTGCGTTCCAGCCATAGTTAATACCTAGGTCAATCCCACTGATAGTTGCTCCACCGTAGTCAACTCCCTGCATTAATTGATCTAAATCTTTTCCGAATTGACCAGTTACAGGGTTGTAATAGTAGTTAATTCTATCAGTTGCTGACAAGTGGTTAAAGTTTTTAGTGTACTCAATGGTGATAACACTACCAGCTGCTGGTGCAGAAGTAAATGTAATTAATCCTGAATAACTAGTATACCCTCTGTTAGTTGAAGTAACTGTAGATAGTTTATAGTCGCTTCGTAAAAGTTCTACGCCATTAATTGTTACGAACGATTTTCCATATTCTATTTCAGGACTCCATCGTAAAGGAAATTGTGTCTTTGACCCCGAAATAATATTTCCAGAGAACGTTTCATTTTCAATTAGGTCAGCTAACAAGTATGTTCCAGAAATTCGATCAAACTTAACAGTAATTTGATTTGATCTTATTAACGGATTGCCTATTACAGCTATTGCTTTTGCCTGCGTACCTGTTGAACTTAATCCACCCTTAATTTCAACAGTAGGTGCTTTACTAAAGTATCCACCGTAGTTGGTAATTTCAATTCTATTAATTTTACCATTTGAAATATAAGCCTTTGCTGTGGGATTTATTGTAACAAGCTTTTGATTATTTTCGTTAGTGCTTACACCCACGCCTGTTATTTTTACCACTGGCGGAGTCACATACCCATTGCCGGCATCTAAAATTTTAATTTCAATTAAAGAAAATCCAATGTTCTTTACAGTAAAGTTATTAAAATAATCTAAATTATCTAAATTAGTTGTCTGACTAGTAACAACACCATCTTCGCCTACTATGATGCTCTTGTTCTGAATTTGATAGTTTTCAGTAACAGTTGGCAACAAATCAAAGTCTGAAATAAAAGTTTTACTAGGATCAATTGCATTATAATTACTGACGAATTCTCTTATCTTTGTTCTATAAGGTTTTACTTCTTTGATGTATTCTTCAAAGAATTCAAGATTATCGCTGTTATATGTAACTTTCTGTTTGAGTTCACCGACGTTATGCTGCCCTTTAACAAAGCTTGTTTTGAAAGCCCAGTCAACGTATATCTGCTCTGTAAGTGCATATCGTACACCAGCAAAGAATAATTTTAAATATTCTCCCTGTAGTTCGTCAACTAAAATTTTACTTTTAAGTGTGTTTAGAATAATTCTTAATTCAGATTCTGGATTACCGTCAAAGCTAAACGTATCGTATAACGGGCCGTCATATCCTAATGTATTTGTAGCAAATTTATACAGACTTGAACTAAACTGAATTGATCCGTTCTGTCTACCAACTACAACATAATTATTTTCTGTGAGGTAGAAAGACTGCGCTATCTTTTTAAATAACACCCAGCCACCAGATCCAAGATTAGCAACTTTAACAATACTACCAATAGGAATTTCTGTAGTAATTAGTTCGTAGGTATTGTTAACTAGATAATCAATTTTTGTAAATTCATTATAAGTTTCTACTATCCCAGTTGTAGGATCAGTATAAGAACCATACCAGTTTATGTACGACCAATACTTTCTTACATCATAGCTTTGTGATTTGATCTTACTCCAAATTCTGTTGATAGGATCCCAAGTATAGATCGTCCATGTGTCATTATTGGTAGAATCTGACTGTACTAGTACACAGAAATTTCTTACTACAATTCTTGTGCCAGATGAATATCCTTCGCCGGAGTTTTCAATAAGTATCTCAATAATTTTTCCTTCAGCATCAATAACTGATTTTAGTGCTGCTCCTTGACCGCTGCCAGTAACTGTCAATGACGGACCGTACCAACTTAAAGGATCATTGTTTACATCAACTTTGTAAACTTTTAGTCTACCATAATTTTTACCAGAGTCAACAATATTGGCAGAAACTATTCTACCATTAAGCAACACTGGCGTAATAACAGCTTGGCGAATTAAAGTTGTCTGTACAAATCTTAATTCTTCTTCAGTGTCAATTTTTTGATCCCATAGGCCAGAAACAACCGTTGGCTGCATTTCAAATTTCTGTAATGCTGATAGGTCGTAATCATCAGCCAGTAACTTGTCTTTAAGAATCATGTTAACTCTTTCAACGAATTGTTTTAGAGCTTCAATTCTGTTGGCAAACATGCCCTGTCTAGGTCTAAATTCTATACCGTAACGTTTCTTTTCAGGCAATGAAATATCTGGAACTAATCTTCCATTTTCATCTCTACCAACTAGACTATGGAACCATTTTTGTTCAATAGCATACGGAATTTCAGTGCTTCTGTTAGTGCTTAATAATTTCCACTCGCTGTGATAATTGCTTTCTTTATATTCAGATTTCCAATATTGAATATTAACTGCAACATTTTTAGCATTTAGATATTTTTTACAATTTACTAGACTAAAACTATTTGGTCCTGTAAACGCAATGTAGCTATATCCGTAGGATGTTGGATCTGCTATTATTTTTGCAACGTCAAGGGCTGTTAAATTTCTACCTTCAACGTTTGGTACTGTGGTTTTATTTTTTACCCAGAAATAATAAGTTTCTTTGAATGTTTGACTTACCGAATCATATCGTTTCTTTACACTATAAACTGAGTCGTCATATTTTGTAGTGCCTGTAATTCCTTGTGAAAGTCCTTTATCTGTACCAGATAACTTATTCCACTGTGATGGCAGGATAGAACTTTCTACCCATTCATATACATCAATGCTGGCAAAAGGATGTGCTTCATTCCAATTAGTTGTTCTATAATTTACATCTCCTGATTGAGGATCTGTAAATCTTGCAGTAGATAAATCCCACCACAGAGCACCAACCACTGACTTTGTCCAGTTTGCAGTCTCATCAACATTTACAGAATCTGTTCCTACAGAATAGTTTGCAGGATCAAAGTAAGTTTTATATTTGATTTCTTGATCGGCAATGCCGGGTATTTTACCGTAGATAGGATCTACTACATCAAGGTATTTAATAAGCTTACCTGTTTCTGTGCTGTATAGATAAACTTTTTTAATTTTAGTTACGTCAACACTTGGTATTTGTTCGTAATGTTTTTGCCAACTGCTTTCGCTAGCAGATTTAACATACGAATATACTCTACCAGAGCTTGTATAGTTAATAGAAGATACTACTCGATCAATATCAGATTCTGCTGCAAAAGACAGCAATAGAGTATTTTTATAACCAGAAATACTTGTAATATTTACTATTCGTCTAGCTGTCAACGAACCTGAGACAAAAGTTCTTGTGCCTGCAATCGTATAAGTGCCAGTTAGGCCTAAACCAGTTCCGTTAGAAATAATTTTTACAGGCGTAAGATTACTTCCGTAGATTGTAGCACCAACTTCAATTCTACCTAGCGTAACATCAGTTACAGTTAGTGTTGTACCAGAAATAGAACCAACAAACGCAGCATCAGAAGTAGGAGTGATTGTTTCTCCAAAGATAAATGTTGAGTCTAATAGATCAAAAATATCAATCTTGTTTTCATTAGAGGTTCTTTCAAATACAGTTAAGTTAGAATCAAATGTAGTTGAATTTGAATCAAACAACGTAGCATCAATTCCCGAACTTACAGAATAAGAGTATAGACTCTTATCATCATTTAAAAATCCGATGTCTGTGCCAAATTGCTCAGATCTATATTCTCTAGGACTTCTTAACACTTGCCCTATACCAGCTGCCGGGTCGTGTACAAATCCTGTGTTTATATATTTGTAAATTCTTATTTCGCCTACATCAGCTTTTCCGTTTACATCTGTCCTAGCTGCACCGATGGCTAGAGTAAGACCGTCATTGGACAATGCCACTGATTGGCCTAGCCTTTCTTGATTTAGTCCTAGGAAAGATACTGGGCTAGTATAGCCGCTGTTAAATTCATAGACAAATACCTGTCCAGAGTTTAGGCCATCTCCAGGAGCAGAAATTACTAATATTTTTCCGGTGTTTGAACACGCAATATCAAATCCAAAATATTCATTTGTTGATATACCTGCTGGTGCCGGTATCGATGTTCCTGCGCTCCACCCAACATTAGTATAGTTATAATAATAAGCTCTACCTGTATTGCTAGTATAGCCAGTGGCTGCTACAAACAATCTGTATTCGTTGCCTGTAGTTGACCAAGCAAGACTACTGCCAAATTTATCACCGGCTGTTTGGCCTATTAATGTTGCATTTATTTCAAATGTTCCAGATTTTTGTCTAAAATAAATCTGTACTTGGCCTTTGTCAGAATCATGTGTTGGTACGCCCACAGCTAACCAACTTCCGTCATGACTAAATTTTAAAGTGGTTGCAACTACATCGGTAATTCTATCAAACAATGACCAAGAATTGTCGCTTGAACCTTTTTGATATAATGCTACATATTCAGCTGTAGCTACTGCGGCTAAATTACCAGATCCGTCTATTGCTATACAGCGACCAAAATTAAACGAATTTGCAGGTTCTAAATTAACTAAATTATCTTTTCTATAAACAGGATTGTTCTTGTAAACAATATAGTTACCTGCTTGATTACTATCAATCCATGCTAATTCATTTGGTTTAAACTCATCCGGAAGATAAGAGTTTAAAGTAGTAATGTGAGGAGAACGTTGTTTAAAAACTTTATATGTTACAATAGTATCTGCATCGGCAAAAGATTGCCAACCTTGAACGTCTTTAACAAATTTAAATTGATTACCGTTAACTACTGTAACTTTATGGAATCCATTTAATTTTTCTGTTCCTTTAATACCAATTATGTCACCCACTGCCAATGGAGGCAATGCAAAGGATGTTACAGTTACTTGTTTAGAAGAATTTTCATAGGCTACTGTTTTAACTTTTAAATCATACAGACTAAATCTATACACTGACCAATCTCTAGACTCAAAAGCTGCCCAGATGTAATCACCGTTAGAAAAATCATTTACATTTAAAGTAATAACATTGGCTATTGATCTTACTGTAGCTTTAACATCTTCAACTCTTACATAACCGCTAGTTCTTAAAAATCTATTAGTAGTATAAGTTGGCCAAATGTTATTTGTGTAGCTCAGAGGTTTAACATAAACATCTGTAGGTTTATATCTGTAGACAAAATCTTTTTCGTTAATATCAATTGAATCAACTAGTTCAACCGGCTGTGGATTGATTTTAAATTTATTTTCATCTAAAATAAATTCTACCTCATCAAAGGTATCAACTGCTCCGTACTCCCCTACACGGAAAGCCCACTCTTCGTCAAACGTTAAACTTTCTTGACCGTCAGCACTTAACACATCAAACAGTTTGTTCAATACATTCTGCGTGCCTTTTTCAATAATCATACCCTGATAGAACTTGTATTGACTTACATCATTCTGAATAATGTTTTCGAGGTATTGACGTTTCTGATAACCAATTAAATGCTGTGCTACTTTTTGCTGACCTGCATCAAAATTGTCAGTATCAAGGTCGTAGAAATCTGTAAACTGTTCAGCACGATAATCCCAGTTAGGTAATAATTGAGATTTAGGAGTTTCTTCTAAAATCACCCAAGTATCGTCATTGAATTCACGTACACCCTGAATTCTTTCTTTGGCAGCATAATAAAACTGTTTATATTTTACAATATCACCGAGATTATAATCAGTCCATGGTTCCCACTCTTGAATTTTAGCTTCGTCGTAGATGAACCCTTTAATTTCAAACCCTCCGGTCCAACCAGCTGCTATATAACCTATAACTTTAATTCTTTCTTGATGATAACCTGCTTCAATATCGTAGATGGTATCATTAAACAAAGTCTTGTTATCAAGGACAACTACGTGTTCCTTCTGTATTAGGTGCAGAGTAATTCCGTAGATACCATAGTTGGTATTTTCTGGTTCGATTACAAATTGATTTTCATTTCTATAAACTTTTATAAATTCTTCATCTAACTTTTGTCCGTCAACTCGAAGAACACTATAGGTATAAAAATTATCTGTCAAATCAGCAACCACTGAATTTTGAGATTGGAAAATAAGTTTATTAGCACTAGGACTTATACTGAGCACTGAACCCTCTGCCCAGTTCTGTGTAGTCCAGAACGCAAATTCTTTTGCACTAGTTTCCCAGTTTGTTACTGTTCCCAGATTATTATTAAAATCATCAAAGACAAAACCTTGATCTTCTAGATAGGCACCGTAGCCCATGATGATGTCAACTACTTCTTGTACTGTTGCAATTCTTTTGCCATATGGTATCTTGTCAACATTGTTAGCATTAAAATTCTTTTTTAACTCTATTTCTCTACCGCCAATAATTGGTAGTTCTGCAAGTCTAGCATACAGGCGATCATCAAACTCTGTTGAAGCAGTGTGAGTAGTTTTTGCTCTGTAATATAAATTATTATATCTTACAATTTTGCCAGAAGTATAAATTTCTCCTGCTTTCCACTCAAGGAAACTTTCACTGATGCCACCAACTTTAATCACCCTGTCTACTAATTTAGACTTGTAAACAATGAAGTAAGGATTTTGAGTATTATAACCTTTTACTTCGTAGCCGTTACTAAATCTTGTAATCAATATACCGCTGTAAATTACTTTTCTTATAGCACTTGATGTATTAAGACTAACTGAATAATTTTCTTCAGGCACAAAAACTCCGCCAGCACTGGTTGGAGTTTTGCTGTCTAATAGAATTTTAAATTTTTCTTTATTAGTGTAAGATCCTAATCTTGTTGACATTTTATTAGTCAACGATGCTAGATCATATTTGTATTGGGTTAATCTTGCTGTATTTTTACTAGTAAGATATTCAACAACATAGTTTACTAGCCCCGAAGTAAATCTTCTGTCTGTTTCTACTTCATCAGCAACAGAAGGAAAAATAAGATCTTGTAATCTAATACGAAGGCCAGTTTCAGAATACACTAATTGGCCAGTATTATTTTTTACAATCCTGCTTCGGTCTATGCATCGTCCAAGGATATCATTTGGTTTTAACAATAGTATTGTACTAATTAATGCAAATGGATAATAACTGCTTTTTCTCCAAGCAGCTTCAACAGGGCCTTGGTCGCCAAAGACATAAAAAGAATCTGTTGAATTTTGCATTAGTCCTGCTACATAGCCTGCGTTTAACGGATCAAGTAAAATTCCATTAGTGTCAGCTGGCGGACCTTGGTCTAAAATTAATCTAGCAAATTGTTTGTTAAGTCTAGGAGGTTTACCAGGCTCTCTAATTAGACCTTCTTTAAGGTCATCCCATAAAACTAGGTTATCGCTAGTATATGGAGCAGGTCCGTAGACATCTTGCCACCAAATTGGTTCAATAAAAAATCCTAATGATTCCCAAGGTGTAAGATGAGGCGTGTCTGTATCAAAGAACCATTTGTATATTCCTCTCCAATATGCAGGTGCAAGTCTACCATCAGGTGCTACATGATCTCTATAATTGTAAGTAAACGCATTTTCTCTGTCATAGAACAACGGACGAGAATAGTCTTCTTGAATATTAAGAGTCCATTGATAAAAATATTTTGATAGTACTGAATTAAATTCATCTACTGTATAATCATTTTCTCTACTGTAACTTGGAATATAATTGAATATATTAAACAATTCAGTATCATAAGATACTTTTACATTGTTAAAAATTCGTTTTTCTAATTCTAAAATTAAATCGTCTCTATAATCATCAAACGCAATAGTAATACTACCGTCATGTCCTTGTATAACTTTGACTGGTTCAATGTATGTGTCGTCAACATAGATTGAAGGTTCAAATAATGGATACAATCCTAGCTTACTAGGAGTAGGTGGTACAAAGCATCCATCAGTTGATTCGTATTCATATACTTCAATAATATCGTTTTCGCTTAACTCTGCTAGGAGTGTAACAAACTCAGTGTCTCCAAATACATAGTCTCGACCGTGTACTAATTGAACATCATTAAGGTATACTCCGACAGCACGATTAGACAATGTTTTTAAATTAAACAATTGACTTAAAGGATACGATGTAGTTCTAGCATCTAATACTGTGTATTCTGTACGATTTGCTGCGGTATACCCGAACATATCAGAAAGATAATAAGGACTAGATTTAGGTTTATTTGCAAACATATTTTGCAATATAAAATCTACGTGTCTTCTTGGCTCAGCATCAAAACCACTGTCAGATGCAGCAATAATAAATGCTCTTTTAAACTGTGCATAGTCAGTACGTGCAGTATCTAATGCCTTGAGTAGGTTAGCAGACTTATTACCAAGATGATATAAAGAAAGGTTCATTGGACCTGTATGCTGTACGAATCTTGTTCCGTATTCGCTTAATCGTCCAGCATCTCTTAAGATTGCTTTAGGGCCGTTATTAAAAAATACCAACGGATTGTTACCAATGATAGAGTCAACGTGATCAATTACTTCACCAAGGGTAAAGTCTTGAATGTTGTTGTTCAACGGATTATTTTCTAAATTAATTGGTAATTTATAATAGCCGTTTTGATTTTTATGTTTCTTTGTAAAGCATTCTATAGTAACCATTGAGTCAACAGCATCTGTGGTCAATCTTACTAGTTTGTAAACAACGTCATCAACAATAGAAAACTTTGACGGAATTAATCGTGTACCGTTAACATAAACTTTGACTAATAAATCTTCTAGTCCATCTTTAGTATCAAAAACATCTAATGGAAAATCGTTTACTATTGACACTGTAGATCTTACACCATTTTCGTCAACTACTGTTTTAGTTTCATTTTTATAAGTTCTTACAATAGGCTGCACGTTGGACAATACATTTTTAATCCAGCCGTTTTCATACTTAATACTGTCTAAATTATCAATTATTTTGAGAAAGCCATTGCTAATCGATTTAGAAATTAAACTAGATCCTAGTTTGTATTTGAATTCAGGATCGGATGCTAGGTTAAAATTGAATAAGATGTCGCCTATGTTATTGATATTTTGATAGGTTAAGGCAAACCCTAATACTGTGTCTACAGAACCAACACCTGTTTTATAAGAAAAAATCTTATTACCGGCAAAGGTAGATCCGCTGTATTTTGTAAGATCAGAAAAGCTTACACCGCTGTCGTCAAATATATCAAACAACGGAGCCTGATTTACTGCTGTTTTTTCCTGGGCAGCTTTCCAACTTGTTCCATCAAACCAAAATGTTTTAGATTGATTCTGTATTCCTAAATTAACTGTAACAGTTTCATATTCCACAGGAGAAGAATCTTGAGTTTCTTCTAGGTAAATTTGCTTACGCGGATACTTGAATAATTCAAATTTATGCGTACCTTCTCCCTTGGCCAATATATCTACTCTTACAGAAAGGTCAGGTTTAGTGTATAATTCGATAGTTACTGCATCAATGACATTTACATAATATACTTGTCTATGAGTAAGTCCTGGGACCGAGTCTAATGTAACGTTATTGTAAACTACTCTGCTTTTTACTGTGAGGCCGTGATTAGCACCAAACGTGATAGTGTTTAAAGCAGGATTAACTTGTGTGGCATCAAACAACAGTTCTGAAGTTTGAGGTGTTACATCAATAAAATTAACTTTATAAATTTTATTTTTTACTAACGAATCGGTGTCTGCGGTGAACAGGACACGCATACCTTGTATTAGATCTATGCCGTCTATGTTATAGCCAAGGCTTCCTTCGATAGTACTAAAAATGTCTTTGGTAAAAGTATCAATTACATCAACTGGAGTTTTAGCCGCATGACCGTAGTTGAATAATTTAATACCTGGTCTAAATTCAATAATAGGTCTAGTAGCTCTAAAATTTTGATCTAAATTTGGTTCTTCACCTATTACTTGGGCGCTGGCGATAATAACATCTTGATGGAACCAGCGATTATAACGAGACCATGGATTTTGATCAGGACTTGTTCTACTAATTGTTACATAGTCAGGTCTCACTGGATAAGTTCCAACTTCACTGAACGGCAGTTGATCAAACGGTGTATCATCAAACAATATACTTTTATCTGCTGAGAATGTTGATCTTATTTCAAGGGCACGCTCTGCTACTATTCGTATAGCAGTACCAACACCTTCGATATAATATGCGCCGTCGGCGTAATTGCTAGGAATAACTTCCCCACCAAATCTTACTTTCATTCCGTTACTAACACGCAGACCTTCTGCGGTACCGTTAGGAATAATGTATTCTTTTTTTCCTAAAAAATCTGCATTAAGATCAATAACTGTGTTTTCTTCAATATCTAATATTTGAAAGACTCCGCCGGTGTCTACTGAATTTTCACTAACATAGAATAATACGTTTGGTGCATCAAGTGGTACTTCAAACGTAATAATACCTTCTTGTACTGCAATACCAGTAACTCCTTTAACATATCTATCGTTAGATCCGCCCGATCTTGCTGACTTAATACTGAAAGGATGGCCAGGTGCATTAATTTCAAAATTATAAGTTTGACCTCTAAATAATTTTAGTGTTGGATTTCTTGTAAGGCCGTTAGGCGTAAAAAGATAAGCTACATTATCTGTTTCGTCAACACCTTCAACTGTATAGGTACTTTGTATTGCTTTATCGGCACCAAAAATTGTAATAGTGCTGGGACCAAATGGCAACCAATAGTACTGTTGATAATTAACAAACTTATCCCAACAGATATGCGGATCCCATGAATAAAACTCCTGACTGTTTAATCTATTATGGTTACTTACAATACCGTCATTTGTTTCAATATGATTAATATGATCAATGTAGTCTTTAAAGAATGTTGTATTACCTAGATAGTCTTGAATAATTGCAGCCGGTTCAAACTGATAATTTTGTCGTACTGTATCTACTGCTGTTACAAAGATGTCATCAGTTTTTACAGCTTTAGCTGTTTGACGGCCCATATAGCCGTTAATTTTTCTAACACTACCGGGTTGAATAAGTTGATCAAGCGTTGCCTGTAAAAATTTCTTATTACTATTTGTTCTATAATATCTAGGTAATAGATCTGAAGAATTACGTTTTTCAGAATTTGAAATTGGCAATTTTGGCTCGTTTTGATCATTGGTGAATGCCATTAGTTACTCCCTGAGCTGTTTACAGACTGTTTGCTTGCCAGTGTTGATTCAACGGCAATTTGACCTGCACTTTTAATTTTACTTGCAGTAATAGCTGTTATAATTTCTATATCATCTATTGTAGCGCCATTGATGAATAATTGATCTTTTTCGCTTCTTATTTCATATAAGCTACCAAAACTTAAATCACTTTGTTTTGGCACAACAATAAAGTTTACAATGTTTGGTGAAAGTCTATTCATTACATAAGTTGACAACTCGCTAAAATAGAAATTGTCTCCAAATTCCCAATTTTCTAAACTAAAGAATTCAGCTATGGCTGTAAGAACTCTAGATTTAATATCGTTATCACTGATAACAATTTCATCATTCTTAACAACCTTAAATGTAGCCTGTACATCTGAAGTAGCTTTGCTACCAAATAAAACTTTATACTTTACAGGATGATAGATAATTTCATCGCTGATAGATTTAATTTTGTTTAATTCAGGACTTAACAAATTAAACAATTCATCACTGCTAGGAGCTAAAGGCTCTACAGTTTTTGAACCGTTTATATATTGGCGATATTGAATGTCATACTCTTTGGTCAACACATAGATATCAATTAGATTTGTTAATCCAGGATCAATTCTTGCTTCGTAGTCAGCGTTATGAATGTATTGAAATTTTAATCCGCTTCTTCCTGCATAGACTTTATAATTTAAACTAGGTTCAAATACATCATCTGCATTTAATTGTGCAACAAAATTTTCTTCAACAAAATAAAAATAACTGCCTAACTTTTGTAGGTCTCCAGAGCTTACAGATAGTTTATTCTGACGAATTAAAATTTTATCATCATCGTTTGATATAAATCTGTAGTCTTCTTGTCCCTGTGTTATTACGTACTTTTCTAATACAATAAATTGATTCTTTACAGGAGGAATAGTCACTGTTGGAACTATCTCTTCGAACAAATTAGGATTATCAACTATACCGTCATCGTCACTGTCGCTGAATGTGATTTGAATTTTTTTAGTGTCAATGTATCCGTCAAGTCCTTTAAACTCTTCGGTAACTTCCCAGTCTCTATCATAGGTAAAAGATGTAATGTTGTTTGGCTGTGTGTTTATACTTAAAATTTTAATTTTGTCTTTGACCACTGTGTTAGTTCTTGAATCATAAATTTTATCACTAGAATCAAAATAGAATCTTACCTGCTGGTTGCTTTCAAAGATATATCTAACTAATCGAGAAGTAACTGTGTATTGCTCGCTGTCTGTGTTAAACAACAGCAACCAACTTGAATCAACATTTTGATTTGTTGCGTCGCCTGCTCGTCCTAGACTGAACACGTTAATTGTGTTTAGGTTACTGCTGATAATAATTTTCCAAGAACGTGATTCTGAATCATATCGTAGACCAAATGATTTATTTGCAAAAATTAAATCAACCATAGAAGCTACTGTGGCACTGTCTAGTGCAGTTTTCCATGCTGGAATAATTTCTTCTAACTGAGGAGCTGTCTGCAACTCAGTGGTTGATGTTGTTTTGTTGTAAGCTGAAGGAATAATATCGTTGAGTACAATAGGACCAGAACCGTCTACTAGTTCACCGGTGCCACCAGAAGTACCATCACCTGAAATTGCCACTACCTTTGTCCACAAAATTTGTGTTGCGTTAGTACTTGTTGGATTGCCCAACACTAATTTATTATTATTTGATTTATCAAAGTAATAGTTTGCCGGAGCTCTAAATTTTAACAACGATCCAACAGTGATGTACTTTAGTGTGTTAGTACCAGTGGCAAATGTTCCTACTTTCTGTATTGTAGTTGTGATGTCATCTTTAAAATAACCAGTAACTTGATTAGTATCAGAAGTTTTAATAATCCATTTAATACCTAATTCAGAAGTATTTGGTCTGTCAAATTTACTATAATAAAAATGTTTTAAGTTTGTTAATTTTAAATTATCAGTAACTTGATTATAAATTACAGCTTCAATGTCTGTTCTAGTTGCATAAGAAAATTTAAAACTGTCAATGTATTCTTGTTTGTAAACAATGCCGTCGTCAGCAAATAAATTTGTCTTTGAATATTTGCCTGTAGGATCAACTAGATCAAAATAGCGACTGATGCCACTGGCTGATCTATTAACTGCTTTAATTTTACCAATTTGTTGACTTACGCTTAATGGGCTAATGTTATAGTCCTCAGCAGTAATCATTCTGTTCTGCGTATAATAAGTTGCAGGAGCACGAGCTTTGATGTTGTCGTTGGTTTCAGCAGGACTTGAATTAGACACTGAACTTTGTAATCCTAAAGTTACTGTCATTGTCTCAAGCTGTCCGGTGTTGCTTACATAAGGAATATCAATTGTGATATTTTTTACATCTTTAGGATTGATAGTATAATTTAATCCGTTACTTGTTCTATAATATACTCTAAAAGTTCCTAGAGGTAAATTACCAAATACACCATCACTGAACACTAGACTAATTTTGTCGTTGGCTCTAGTGACTACACCGTAGATATTTCGTATGCTTTTGTTTAAACTATTATAGATAATATTGTTGCCTTCAAAGCTAGGAACTTGTGCCCAGTATTCGTTTTCAATACCGTTTTGATCTAACTTATAAAGCCAAACATCGTTATTGTTGATGTTAACTGCATCAACATCTACTGTTTCGTCGGTAGCAGGCTGTGTAACTGCAAAAGTACCTTGATTTAATGTGCCCTGTCTAAAATGTAGGAAAAATCCTGTGTTAGAGCTGCCATTGCCTTTGCCGTCATCTCTGTAGATAAAACTTAAACGATTAGCAATACTTGGAGGTTCTTCATAGATTTCAGACTCGCCACTAAACGCTGTACTTACTACTTCAAATGTCATGCTACGACCGTCTACTGTTTTAGTAAAACTATAAACAGGTACATCAGTATTAGCACCTTGGAATCTATATTGTTCGCTAGGTATACCGTAGATTGTGTCTTTTGCATCAGGATTGCCAAACTTTCGTGTTGCTGGCAAGGCTGCATTTATTATTTTGATAAACTGATCGTACCAGTTAGGGTTTGCAGGATCGTTCCAGCTAATTGTCTGCCCTGTTAAATTTCTGCCGTTGCTGTCGTAGACAATCTGTGTTGTACTTACTGAAGTAAACTTTAAAAACCCGCTAGCAGGCACATTTCTTTTGGCTTTATAACTTAATAATCTAGCTAGACGTAGCACTGACTCGCGGCGTTCTGCCAGCTCTAGGAAGTTTTCTCGAGCATTTAGATCCGTGCGGAAACTTATGCTTTGTCCTAAAAAGGCTATAAGATCAATTAGAGCAAGGTACTCAGAACTTTCAATGTAATCATTAAAATCTTCAGGATAGTTTTCACGGATGTAACTGATCATTACCCTGCGAAGGTTTTCAAAGTCGTAGCTTTGAAAATCTGCGTTTTGAAAACTTTGGTAAATTCTTTTCCAGTCTTCTGCTACTAAAAGTCTATTTTGGCGATCGGTTGCTGACATATCTGTTTCCCATTATACAGATATTTATTGAAATTTATTATGTGAGTATTTAATTACCCTAGTAGACCGTTGGCTTCATCGAATCGTAAACGAAGAGATTCTTGAATGTTATAAGGCAAGTAAACAAGATCGCATTCTATCTGTATGCCTGTTTCATACGCAGTGACAGTAACACTCTGCGCTACAATTCTTGGATCATAGTTAATGATTGTTTCAACGTTTTTAACAATAATTTCTTTAATATCTTCTGTGAGTGGCTCAAATATCAAGTCCCAGATCACAGTACCAAATTCAGGCTGTTCTAATCTTTCTCCCATTCTTATGTGAAAATGGTTGATTAAATCTTGTTTGATCAATGCAAGATCAAACAAGGCAAAACTCTTGCTGTCTCCGCTAATTGTGCTGAAACCTTTGTAGGTTTTTGAACCGGGCACATTAGGACGGCCGGCTGGACCGTTAACAACAATTTTATCGTAGAGTTTTTGATTAGCTGTCATAGTATAGTATTTACTCTTCTAAACCTTCTTGGCCAGGAGGTTGTATTTTAGCAAAAGTATCCGTTATTGTACTGTATTTTTTCCAGTAATCTGGCACTGGAATAGCTGCGCCGGCTTCTCTATCGGTGAGTTCTGGTTTAAAGTTCAGCGGATCTAAATTCTCATGATGCGGCCACGGTTCATGTGTGGGTATACGCAACATAATGCTTTCTGGTAATGTTCCGTCTGCTTCATCTGGGTTTTCAAAAGTAGACAACGGCTCAGGTGGCGTTGCAGGTGTTGCGGGTCCTGCATCCTCAGCAATGCCTGAGTTAAAATTAATATTTCCGCCGTCTATAGCTGTATTTGCCGCTTTAATTGTAAAGTCGCCAGAACTAGATACTACACTTGCTCCGCCTACATTAAGGTTAAGATCTGCGCCTGTTGTTACATTAACAGCACCGCCTGTTGTGACATCCAAAGTAGCTGCAAACGATTGTGCCACTGCTCCAGTTACAGTTTCGTCTTTTGTTCCATCAACTTGAATTGTAACTTTTCCATTTACAATACAAATTTTATCTGTACCTACTTCTGTTTGGTGTCGCTCTTTTACTTTTAAATTAAAATTACGACCAACTTCTATGTTAAAATCTCTATCAGCATAAAAGTTAAAATCTTGTTTAGTATGTACACTTATGCTGTCTTCAGCATAGATATCTATTTTTCCATCACTGCTTAATTCAATCCAACTTGTGCCTCGACTGTTGCTGATGTAGATTAAATCTTCACTGTTGTGTAACAGAATTTGATGTCCTGTTCTTGTACGAATACGGAATAGTTCATTGTGAGGAGCATCTGGTAAGCCATCTATTTCATCTTGCTCAACAGCAGCATAATCTGGCGGACCTTCGCTGGCTGTAGTTCGTCTTAAAAATTTGTCGTCGCCGTCGTCCATGACAAAACTAGTTCCGCCTAGTCGACTTACAAAAGCCGCAGCAATTTTGTGCTCTGCTTTACCTACTTTGGCTTTTTTGGCGCCGGGGCGTTTATCTACAGGTCCTGGAGTACTGATACCAAACACTGAACTAGGAATTTCTCTACGAGCACTACTGGTAGTAATACCTCTAGTGTCATCTTCTAACAATCCCTGAGTGTCTAAAGCTGTCTTCAGTGGAGAAGAAGGTTTAAGAATGGCTGTAGGATCGGCTGTTGTAGCCTGTGCTATTTTATTATATTCAGCTGCGGGTAAACGTTTTGCATCACCGTGTCTCGAGTTAGTTTCTTCGTCTAAATTAAACTCAGTGGCAGCATGTCCCGGTACTGCAAAATTCATAGCATTGTCTCGAACACATCCTATCCAGTAACCCTGTTTAGCATCGCCGTCAACAAATATCACCATTACCAGTGTTCCAACATCTGGAGGAACAAACCAGAATCCATAACTCTTTTGTGTGTTGTCGTAGTCGTCTGGATCTTCACCCACAAAGTCAACATTAGTTTGTCCAGCAAACGGACTCAGATATTTTACCTGGTGTAATTGGCCTGTTCTAGCTTCGTCATTGCCTACTTCGTGCAATAACTGCACTTCTAGAATGCCCATATATGTTGGGTCTAGATGACTGACAATCTTTGCTAGATAAGGACCCGGGCTAGTTTTTTGACCGCCGGGCAGGTCTCTTATTTCTTCTGGCATTAGATAGTGCCTCCCGGTAATACATCTCTATCTGTTGCCGGTGTTGATGTTCTGCTGCCGTCAGTACCAACTGCCAGTGTTGACCCATCATCATATGTTGTTAGAGTTGACCCGTCATCTGATATTACTGTTGGACCTACAAACGGATTTCCAGGAGTAAATGTCAACGATGGTTTTGTTGGTGCTGGAATTTCTTGCCCCATTAATCTAACCATTTTTAAGCTTTGTGTAAATCTGCCGCGTTGGAAAAAACTTTCTACTCTTAACACTCTATATATTCCACTAAATTTTGAAATTGAACTTGTAGTTGCA